ATGAAACTGACGCCTGTTATTGCTGCGCTGCGTGCCCGCTGCCCGTATTTTGAAAACCGGGTGGCAGGCGCGGCACAGTTCAAAAATCTGCCGGAGGTCGGAAAGTTGAGACTCCCGGCGGCGTATGTGGTACCGGGTGATGACTCTCCGGGAGAAAACAAAAGCCAGACCGACTACTGGCAGGAGCTGAAAGAGGGCTTCTCCGTGGTTGTCATACTAAGTAACGGGCGTGATGAGCGCGGTCAGTTTGCCTCGTATGATGTGGTGGACGATGTCCGGCAGATGCTCTTTAAGGCCCTGCTGGGCTGGAACCCGGAAGCGTGCGGTAACCCGATTACCTATGACGGCGGCACGCTGCTGGATCTGAATCGTCATGAGCTGATTTATCAGTTCGATTTTTCGGTCATCAGCGAGCTGACTGAAGACGATACCCGCCAGCAGGATGATCTGAACAGTCTGGATGAACTGCAAACGCTGGCGATTGATGTTGATTATCTCGAGCCCGGTAACGGGCCTGACGGCGATATCGAACATCACACCGAAATAACCCTTCCTTCCTGAGGATCCTCATGTTTGTCAAACCTGTTAAAGGGCGGTCAGTTCCTGACCCTGCCCGCGGTGACCTTTTGCCCGCCGAAGGGCGAAATGTTGACGAGAACAACTACTGGCTGCGCCGTGAAGCAGCGGGTGATATCCGGCGCGTGAATAAAAAGGTGAACACCGATGACGATAAGCTTTAACACCATTCCGTCGAATACGCTGGTTCCGCTGTTTTATGCGGAAATGGATAATCAGGCGGCGAATACTGCACAGGACAGCGGAGCATCGCTGCTGATTGGTCATGCCAATAACGGTGCAGAGATTGTTGCCAACAGTCTGGTACTGATGCCGTCGGCAGACTATGCACGCCAGATTTGTGGTGCGGGAAGTCAGCTGGCGCGTATGGTTGAGGCTTATCGCCAGACCGACCCGTTTGGCGAGCTGTATGTGATTGCCGTTCCTGAATCCACGGGCGCGGCGGCAACGGTTACGCTGACGGTGACCGGCGCGGCAACCGAAACCGGCACGGTGAATGTTTATGTGGGACGTACCCGCGTGCAGGCACCGGTGACCAACGGCGATAACGTTGCGACGATTGCCAGCAGTATCCAGGATGCCATCAATGCCGTTCCGACCCTGCCGTTTACTGCCTCATCTTCGGCAGGCGTGGTCACACTGACCGCGCGTCATAAGGGGCTTTGCGGGAATGAAATTCCTGTCAGCCTCAATTACTACGGCTTTGGTGGGGGCGAAGTGCTGCCAGCGGGCGTACAGATTGCCGTGGCGACGGGTACCGCCGGAACGGGCGCTCCTGTTCTCACCGGCGCGGTGGCTGCAATGGCGGATGAGCCGTTTGATTATATCGGCCTGCCGTTCAACGACACGGCCTCCGTTAACACGCTGGTGACCGAGATGAACGATACCAGCGGTCGCTGGAGCTATGCGCGTCAGCTGTATGGTCATGTGTATACGGCAAAGACCGGCACGCTGTCAGAACTGGTGACCGCAGGTGACCAGTTTAACCAGCAGCACATTACCCTGGCGGGATACGAAAAAGAGACCCAGACGCCTGCCGACGAGCTGGCGGCAAGCCGTACCGCCCGCGCAGCGGTGTTTATTCGCAACGATCCGGCATGTCCCACGCAGACCGGTGAGCTGGTGGGGATGCTGCCTGCGCCGAAGGGGAAACGGTTCACGATGACCGAACAACAGACCCTGCTGTCTCATGGCGTGGCAACGGCGTATGTCGAAAGCGGGGTGCTGCGCATTCAGCGTGATGTCACCACGTACAGGAAAAACGCTTACGGTGTTGCGGATAACAGCTACCTCGACAGCGAGACGCTGCATACCAGCGCGTATGTGCTGCGCAAACTGAAATCCGTCATTACCAGTAAGTACGGGCGTCACAAGCTTGCCAGCGACGGTACCCGCTTTGGTCCCGGTCAGGCGATTGTCACACCGGCGGTGATCAAAGGGGAACTGCTGGCAACCTACCGTCAGCTTGAGCGTGCGGGGATCGTGGAAAACTACGAACTGTTTAAGCAGTACCTGGTTGTGGAGCGTGATGCCAGCGATCCGAACCGCCTGAACACGCTGTTCCCGCCTGACTATGTTAACCAGTTGCGTGTCTTTGCCGTGGTTAACCAGTTCCGTCTTCAGTATTCAGAGGAGTCTGCATAATGGCCCGTATCGGGGGAACCTGTTATTTCAAAATTGACGGTCAGCAGCTATCGCTGACCGGCGGCATTGAGGTGCCCATGAACAGGACGGTCAATGATGACATCATCGGCCTGGACGGTTCAGTGGACCGCAAGGAAACTCACCGTGCGCCTTATGTCAAAGGGACCTTCAAGGTGCCGAAGAATTTTCCGGTGAGCAAAATCACCTCGTCTGATGAGATGACCATCACTGCCGAGCTGGCGAACGGTCAGGTCTATGTATTGTCGTCCGCCTGGCTGCACGGCGAAGCGAACCATAATGCCGAAGAAGGCACGGTTGATCTTGAGTTCCACGGTGAAGAAGGGGATTACCAGTAATGAAAGAGCTTGAGTTAAAGAAACCGATTATCGCTCATGGTGAGACACTTTCCGTACTGGAGTTTGATGAACCCACCGGGAAGGATGTCCGCGAGCTGGGGTATCCCTACCAGATGAATCAGGATGAGTCCGTCAGACTTCTGGCGCATGTGGTGTCGAAATACATTGTGCGGCTGGCGAAAGTGCCGCAAAGCTCTGTCGACCAGATGTCTCCGGCAGACCTGAATGCAGCGGCGTGGCTTGTGGCCGGTTTTTTCCTCCAGGCCTGACGGCTGAATACCTCACTGATCGCTTCTTTGACTGCGCCAGTTACTGGCGCATTAATCCCTTCGAATTGCTGAATATGCCGATCAGTGAAATTCCCTTGCTGGTCAGTCAGGCAAACAGGATAGAGCAGGAGAAACGCACACATGGCTGAATTTGAGCTTAAGGCGTTGATCACCGGTGTCGACAGACTTTCTCCCGCGCTGTCGAAAATGCAAAAGAAAATCCGGGGATTTAAACGCCAGGCGGAAGAAGCATCACAGGGTGGGCTGGCGCTTGGTGGCGGACTGGCAGCGGGTCTGACGCTTTCCCTGAAATCTTATGCCGATCAGGAAAACGCCGCCACCGGGCTGAAAGTCGCCATGATGGATGCGAACGGCGAGGTCGGAAAGAGCTTTCAGGACATCAATAAACTGGCTATTGGCCTGGGTAACCAGCTACCCGGTACAACGGCTGATTTCCAGAACATGATGCAGATGCTGGTGCGTCAGGGGATCCCGGCAGAAAATATTCTTGGCGGTGTGGGTAAAGCGACAGCTTATCTTGCGGTACAACTGAAAAAAACACCGGAAGCGGCTGCTGAGTTTGCTGCAAAGATGCAGGATGCTACCGGAACGGCGTCAGAAGACATGATGGGGCTGTTCGACACTATCCAGAAGGCGTTTTATCTGGGCGTTGACGATACCAACATGTTGTCCTTCTTCACTAAAACCAGTTCTGTTCTGAAGATGGTGAACAAGGACGGTCTTCAGGCTGCACAGAGCCTTGCCCCCATCAGCGTCATGATGGATCAGATGGGGATGAACGGGGAGTCGGCAGGTAATGCCCTGCGAAAAGTTATCCAGTCCGGATTAAGCGTTAAGAAAATCAGGGACGTCAATAAAGTTATGGCCCGTCAGAAACTCGGGGTACAGCTCGATTTTACTGACGGCAAAGGAAGTTTTGGCGGTCTTGATAACATGTTTAAGCAACTGGCAAAGCTGCGAAAACTTACCGACGTTAAGCGAACAGGTGTACTTAAGGCAATATTTGGTGATGATGCCGAAACCCTTCAGGTGGTCAATGCGCTGATCGATAAAGGAAAGGATGGTTACGATCAGATCCAGCAAAAGATGAATAAACAGGCCAGCCTGAATAAACGTGTTCAGGCACAGCTTGGTACGCTGTCCAACCTGTGGGAGGCAATGACGGGGACCGCAACTAACGGCCTTGCGGCTATTGGCGGCGCATTTTCTGGTGACGCTAAAAATATCACGCAATGGCTGGGGGAGTTGGGGGAAAAATTCACGAAGTTTGCGGATGAAAATCCCCGGGTTATTCGCGGCGTCGTCGGGCTTGCTGCCGGTCTTGCGATTCTGAAACTGGGATTGATGGGCGTGGGCAGTGCCATCAGCATTGTCAGCAGGATCATGTCGATGACGCCGATTGGCATGATTGCGACGGCGATAGCCCTGGCTGCGGGATTAATTATCACTAACTGGGATGTTGTCGGACCTTATTTCAAGAAGCTCTGGGAAACCATTGGTCCTTATTTTGAGGCTGGCTGGGAACTCCTTAAGAAAGTTTTTGCCTGGTCGCCGATGGGGATGGTGATCAATAACTGGGGGCCGGTTGTTAAGTGGTTTCAGGATATGTGGGACAAGCTGAAGCCAATTATTGAGTGGTTTACCGACAGTTCCGGTGACACGGTCGATACCATTAACTCTGCGCAGTGGGGCGCGGGTGCTTATGATGCTTATGGGACGGGAATACCGGCACGGGGATACACTCCTTATCCGGCGGTGGATCCGGCTCAGGCAAACAACGCCTCCGATGCCACAGGCTCGAATCCCTTCATGATTAATAAAGCTACCGCGCCAAAAGTTGATGGTGAGATCAAGGTATCATTTATAAATATGCCACCAGGTATGCGGGTTACGGAAACACGCTCCAGTGGCATTGATATAAATCACGATGTTGGCTATACCCGATTTTGGTAGCCAGGATTCCCCTCACATGTATTGCTGGTTGTAAGTCATAAATAGAGTGATAGAATTAATGCACATTTAGAAAAATGTTAATAGGCGAAAAATGAAAGGCTATATCACAGCAAGTGTAATTCTTGGAGCAGCGGCTATTTTTTCATCTCTCATAATCTCTGGCAACATCTCCTTTAAAGATGAACATATTATTCAGTTATCTGGAGGAGCCATAAAACTTGGTGATGTTTATAAAGAAAATAAATTGATAAGTGCAAAGATTATTTTTCCAGATAATCAGGGTGAACAGATTCTTGTTGTCGACGGCAATCCTGAAAACTTTAAGGAGGATTTTCAGGAGAAATTAAATAAAGTAATAAAAACTTTAAATGCGTCAAAGAAAAAAGATGAAGAGAAAGTTAGCCTGGATAATTTAAGTGTTATTGAAGAGTCTAAACTAGAGCTCGTTTCTGCGGTGCGTTACTCTGCTCAGTATGTTCCTATGTTTACTCTGACGCTGGACAAAAAAGAAATTACCATGCCTAAAAATACGGTAATATTTCCATTTGCCAGCGATGAAACAGCTAAGTATTTAAATGAACAACAGCAAAAGTATAAAGATTCGTTGTTTCTGACTCGCTAATTAATAAAATTCATTACAAGGCCACCTTCTAATAGGTGGCTTTTTTATTTTCGGAGTGTATATGACGTGGAAAGACAGGCTTCAGGATGCGTCATTTCGAGGTGTGCCGTTTAAGGTTGAAGAAGAAAGTGCGGGAACCGGTCGCCGTGTGGAAACACATGAATACCCGAACCGCGACAAACCCTATACCGAAGACCTGGGGAAAATCACTTTTCGCCCGTCCATCACGGCTTATGTGGTGGGAGATGACTGCTTTGACCAGCGCGATCGCCTGATTGACGCGCTGAATAAACCCGGTCCCGGCACGCTTGTCCATCCGACATACGGTGAGCTGAAAGTCTGTGTTGACGGGGAAGTTCGGGTCAGCACATCGAAAAGTGAAGGGCGTATTGTCCGCTTTGACCTGAAGTTTGTCGAAGCAGGAGAACTCTCTTACCCCACATCAGGTGCGGCGACGGCGCAGACGCTGATGTCATCCTGTTCTGCACTGGATAACTGCATCAGTGACAGCTTCAGCGGTTTCAGTATCGATGGTGTGGCGGATTTCGTGCAGAACGACGTTATCGGTAATGCCAGCATAATGCTGGGGTATGTTTCTGATGCGATGAAAGTGGTGGATTCTGCCGTATCGGACGCCGCCAGGCTGTTGCAGGGGGATATCTCGGTACTTCTGCCGCCGCCATCGTCAGGCAAAAATTTCGTTGAGCAGGTGCAGAAAATGTGGCGTACCGGGAAACGCCTTTATGGTAACGCCAGCGACCTGGTCACCATGATCAAAACGCTTTCCGGTGTCAGCCTCGGCAGCGATCTGCAACCGCGCGGCGTCTGGAAAACGGACAGTAAAACCACCGCCACGGCGACGCAGCAGCGTAACGTGGTTGCCAGCACCCTTCGTACGACCGCAATCAGCGAAGCGGCGTATGCCGTCACCCGATTGCCTGCGCCAACAACTTCCGCGGTGATGCAGAATGCCACAGTGGGGCAGGCAACAACACCCGCGCAGAGCACTGGCTGGCCTTCCGTCACGCATCCGGCACTGAACAATGCACCGGCGGTGAAAAACACGGTTGACCTGCCGACGTGGGAAGAACTGACTGACATTCGCGACACACTGAATACGGCAATTGATAAGGAGTTGTCCCGTACAACCAGCGATGCGCTGTTTCTGGCGCTGCGCCGGGTGAAAGCAGATCTGAATGCGGATATCAACACGCGCCTTGAACAGTCTGCACGGATCATTCAGCGCACACCGGATGAGGTTTTACCCGCGCTGGTGCTGGCGGCGACCTGGTTTGATAACGCGGCGCGTGACGCGGACATTATCCGGCGTAATGCCATTACGCATCCCGGCTTTGTGCCGGTGATCCCTCTGAAGGTGCCAGTGCAATGAACGACAATGTCACGCTACGGGTAAATGGCCGGGAGTGGAATGGCTGGACATCGGTGCGCATCGGTGCCGGTATTGAACGGCTGGCGCGGGATTTCAGTGTGGAGATCACCCGCCAGTGGCCGGGTGATGAGGGTATTACCACGCTTCAGCCGCGCATTAAAAACGGTTCAAAAGTGGAGGTGCTGATTGGTGATGAGCGGGTGATCACCGGCTGGGTGGAGGCGACGCCCGTTCGTTACGATGCCCGTTCGGTCAGCACCGGTATTGCCGGACGCAGTCTGACTGCTGACCTGATTGACTGTGCAGCCGAACCGACACAGTTTAACGGACGATCACTGGTACAGATTGCGCAGGCGCTTGCTGCGCCCTTCGGCATTGAGGTGGTGAACAGCGGTGCGCCGTCGGGTGTTATTCCTGATGTCCAGCCTGATCACGGTGAAACGGTGATCGAGGTGATTAACAAAATACTCGGTCAGCAGCAGGCGCTGGCTTATGACGACCCGCACGGCAGGCTGGTGATTGGCGGTATTGGCTCAACGCGGGCACATACCGCGCTGGTACTCGGGGAAAACATCCTTTCCTGCGATACGGAGAAGAGTATCCAGGAGCGATTTTCTGTTTACCAGGTGGCGGGGCAGCGTGCCGGAAACGACGATGATTTCGGTGAGGCCACCACCACCGCGCTGCGGGCCCGCACAGAGGACGCATTTATTGCCCGTTACCGTCCGATGTATATCAGGCAGACAGGGCAGGCTACGGGGGCAGGTTGTATTGCCCGTGCGGACTTTGAAGCCCGACAACGGGCGGCGCGGACGGATGAAACCACCTATGTGGTGCAGGGCTGGCGACAGGGTAACGGTACGCTGTGGCAGCCCAACCAGCGGGTGATTGTCTTTGATCCGGTCTGTGGTTTCGACAATACCGAACTGCTTGTTTCGGAAGTCACGTTTACTCAGGACCAGAACGGCACCCTGACGGAAATCCGTGTCGGCCCGCCTGATGCTTATCTGCCTGAACCCGAAGCCCCCGGCGCGCGGAAAAAGAAAAAAGCCAGAGTACAGGAGGACCCGTTCTGATGAGGACGATTGAAGCCATGCAGCGACAACTCCTCGGCCTGATTGGGCGGGCCGTGGTGAAAAGCATCAGTGCCGCCACGAAATGTCAGACCGTGGATGTGTTCCTGATTGCCGGTGAACCCAAAGCCGGGGTTGAACATCTTGAACCCTACGGTTTTACCGCAAGGGCAAACAGCGGTGCGGAAGCGGTGGTGTTGTTTCCGGATGGCGACCGTTCTCATGCGGTGGTTGTTACGGTGTCGGACCGTCGCTACCGCCTGAAAGGGCTGCAGACGGGTGAGGTGGCTGTCTATGACGATCAGGGGCAGTCCGTGACGCTGACCCGGGAGGGGATCGTGGTGGACGGTGCAGGTAAAACGATCACGTTTCGCAATGCACCTGAAGCACGTTTTGAAATGGACCTGGAAGTGACAGGACAGGTGAAAGACCTGTGCGACTCCGGCGGCACCACCATGTCAGCGATGCGGCTTGCCTATAACGGGCATAGTCACAGAGAGAACGGTCAGGGCAGTAACACCGACAAACCGGATAAAGCGATGGAGGCATGATGGAACTGTGGCTGACGGTGAACGGTAAACGCACCTGCGCCAGCGCACCGCTGGATCCGCTGACCCGCGCCGTGGTGATTTCCCTGTTTACCTGGCGGCGGGCGGAGCCTGATGACAACGCCGACGTCCCGATGGGATGGTGGGGGGATACCTGGCCTGCGGTACAGAATGACCGTTACGGCTCCCGACTGTGGCTGCTTCAGCGCAGCAAACTGACCAATCAGCTGGTGCAGACGGTAAGGGGGTATATCCGCGAATGCCTGCAATGGATGATTGATGATGGCGTGGTGTCCCGTATTGATCTGGATATCCGCCGCACCGGGATTAATGAACTGGGTAACAGTATCACTCTCTGGCGTCGTGACGGACCGGTAATGATTTCTTTTGATGATCTGTGGAGTGCGATAACGCATGGCGGACAGTGAATTTCAGCGCCCGACGCTGGCAGAAAATATCAGTATGCTCCGTAACGATTTATTCGCCAGGCTGGACGTCAGCGACACGCTCCGGCGCATGGATGAAGACGTGCGGGCAAAGGTGTATGCGGCGGCGCTGCATACGGTTTACGGTTACATCGATTATCTGGCAATGAACATGCTGCCTGACCTGTGCGATGAGTCCTGGCTGGCGCGACATGCTGCGATGAAACGGTGTCCGCGCAAGGGGGCCACGGCTGCCAGCGGGTATATGCGCTGGGAAGGTGTCAGCGATGGCCTGAAGGTGACTGCCGGGAGCGTGATTCAGCGCGATGACCTGGTTCAGTACACGGCAACTGCTGATGCAACCAGCTCCGGTGGTGTCCTGCGCGTGCCGATCACTTGCTCAAGTGCAGGCGCGGTCGGTAACGCTGACGACGGTACGGCATTAATCCTGGTCACGCCGGTGAATGGTCTGCCGTCTTCCGGTGTTGCAGATACTCTGACTGGCGGATTCGATACTGAAGATCTGGAAACGTGGCGCGCCCGCGTCATTGAGCGGTATTACTGGACGCCGCAGGGCGGGGCTGACGGGGACTATGTCGTCTGGGCTAAAGAAGTGCCCGGCATTACCCGCGCATGGACATACCGTCACTGGATGGGAACGGGAACTGTCGGTGTGATGATTGCCAGCAGTGACCTGATTAATCCCATTCCGGAAGAATCAACGGAAACGGCGGCAAGACAACATATCGGGCCACTGGCCCCGGTGGCAGGCTCTGATTTGTATGTGTTCAGGCCGGTGGCACATACGGTGGATTTTCATATCCGCGTGACGCCGGACACACCGGAAATACGGGCTGCCATCACCGCGGAGTTGCGTTCGTTCCTGCTGCGTGATGGTTATCCGCAGGGAGAACTGAAGGTATCGCGTATCAGTGAGGCGATTTCCGGTGCGAACGGGGAATACAGCCATCAGTTGCTTACACCGGCAGACAATATCTCCATTGCAAAAAATGAACTGGCGGTACTGGGGACGATTTCATGGACGTGACAAACGATGATTACATCCGTCTGTTGTCGGCACTGTTGCCCCCCGGTCCGGCGTGGTCAGCCAGCGATCCGGCGATTGCCGGTGCGGCACCGTCATTAACCCGCGTTCATCAGCGTGCGGATGCCCTGATGCGGGAGCTGGATCCGCGCACCACCACTGAACTGATAAACCGCTGGGAGCGTCTGTGCGGTCTGCCGGATGAATGTATTCCGGCGGGAACGCAGACCCTTCGCCAGCGTCAGCAACGGCTGGATGCGAAGGTTAACCTGGCGGGCGGCATCAACGAGGATTTTTATCTTGCACAGCTTGCTGCCCTGGGCAGATCAGATGCCACCATCACGCGATACGACAAAAGCACTTTCACCTGCTCATCGGCCTGTACTGACGCGGTGAATGCGCCGGAATGGCGGTATTACTGGCAGGTCAACATGCCAGCCACCACCAACTCCACCTGGATGACATGTAGCGATCCCTGTGATTCCGCACTGCGTATCTGGGGTGACACCGTTGTTGAGTGTGTGCTTAACAAACTCTGCCCGTCGCATACCTACGTAATTTTTAAATATCCGGAGTAATCCATGCATCGCATAGACACTAAAACCGCGCAGAAGGATAAGTTCGGCGCGGGTAAGAACGGTTTTACTCGTGGTAACCCCCAGACCGGCACACCTGCCACCGATCTGGATGATGACTACTTTGATATGTTGCAGGAAGAACTCTGCAGCGTGGTGGAGGCATCCGGTGCCAGCCTGGAGAAGGCGCGGCACGACCAGTTGCTTACCGCGCTTCGTGCGCTGCTGTTAAGCCGCAAGAATCCGTTTGGCGATATCAAATCGGATGGCACGGTGAAAACGGCTCTCGAAAACCTTGGTTTTGGAGAAGGTGCTAACTGGGTTATGTTACCTGGAGGAATGATAATTCAGCGTGTTTATCTTGGATTTCCTGTTGGCACCAATGCAAGACACATAACTTTCCCCCGGTCGTTTACAACAACGAACTATTCCATCTCAATTAACTGGAATGATATCGGTACTGTAACAACTGAAACACTATCGCCAGCAAATGTGGCGGTTGTTCATCAAACAAAATCATTAACAGGGGCCAGCATCTGGCAGGCAGGTCCCGGGGGATTTAATGTGGACATTATAGCGGTGGGGTATTGATATGTACGTATGGAGCGCTAAAGCAAATGGCTTTTTCCCCATATCGGAGAAAGAAAAATTTGAGGCATCAGGTCTGTGGCCTGATGATGGTGTAATAGTCAGTGAGGAAGAACATAAAAAGTTATTTATGGATATTCCACCAGGAAAACAGATTGGAACACTGAATGGAAAACCAGCACTGATAGATATTCCTCAGCCGACCAAAAAGGAATTAATAGCTATTGCTGAAGTTAAAAAATCCCAATTACGGGAAAAAGCTGACAGTGAAATATCCTGGCGTCAGGATGCTGTTGATGCTGATATCGCAACTGATGAAGAAACTTCAACTCTCACCGAATGGAAGAAATACCGTGTGCTGCTGATGCGTGTTGATACTTCAACAGCACCCGATATTGAATGGCCTACGCCTCCGGCAGTTCAGGCCAGATGACATCCGGCGCGGTGCTGGTATCTGTTGCCGTCACCGCGTCAATGTAATCCAGCACGGCGTTAAGTCGGGTTGTTTCTGCCTGAGTCAGTTTCCGTCCGGCCTGTAATTTCAGCTGAATCAGACTGATGGAAGCCATTGCTGCATCAATCAGTGACTGGCGCTGTGCTTCTGCCGCTTCTACTGCGGCACTGTGTTGTGCCTCAGTATCTGTCACCCATTTCTCACCATCCCATTTATCATATGGCGTTAACGGTGAAAGCGTGACATAACCGTTTTTGATAGCACCGATATAACCCACTGTAACAGCTGCGCCATTTTCGATTGAGTAAACAGTCTCATTGCGATGGTCCTCTTCATGGCTCCATCCCTTACCTGTAAATACAGCCGCTTTTCCCGGAATGTTTTCGCCAGGGTCAATACCAGTGGAACAGGCGGGCATACTTACACCAGTATTAATATATTCATCAGACCAGCCCGTATATTCATACGTTACTGCATCATAATAAAAACAACGCATATCACCCGGCACTGTAGCCAGTCCATTTTCATCAAAAACAGGTTTCATTATTTAGCCCTCACCAGAAAGTTAAATGCAATGTTACGTGGTCTGACGGCAATAAAATTAACCCCATCTCCTACTGAGTTACTGGTGTACTGAAATCGAGAGAAACCTGGGTGGTGTGCTGATATCCCATCGTGATTATCAATCGAATGGCCGGACCCTTCTGGATAATTACCGCCAAATTGCGATAAAGCTGTTGCTGCCTGCCAACTTAATAATGCTCGCCCACTGTCCGCCCCTCGCCCATCATCCCAGATACGAATGAAATCACCGCGGGCTTCAGGTAATACCAGCGAAGGAAACACTTTCGCCAGCACAGGATAATCAGTGGCAGAGAATTTCGCGCCGTTGAACTTCAAAAACACCATACCGGACCAGCTGTCGATTACAGTATTTGGCATTGCAGCGGAGGGCCAGAAGAACGGAACGCCAATAGTTGGAGCACCTTCTCCCAAACCAACGTTTATGAAAATGCAGAAATAACGAGCAAATGGCATCATTCCTGCTTTTGTCAGAGGGATCCACTATGCTTATTGGCTATGTACGCGTATCAACAAATGACCAGAACACCGATCTACAACGTAATGCGTTGAACTGTGCAGGATGTGAGCTGATTTTTGAAGACAAGATAAGCGGTACAAAGTCCGACAGACCAGGACTGAAAAAGCTGCTCAGGACATTATCGGCAGGTGACACGCTGGTGGTCTGGAAACTGGACCGACTGGGACGCAGTATGCGGCATCTTGTCGTGCTGGTGGAGGAGTTGCGCGAACGAGGCATCAACTTTCGTAGTCTGACGGATTCAATTGATACCAGTACCCCAATGGGGCGCTTTTTCTTTCATGTGATGGGTGCCCTGGCTGAAATGGAGCGTGAACTGATTGTTGAACGAACAAAAGCTGGACTGGAAGCAGCTCGCGCACAGGGACGAATTGGTGGACGTCGCCCCAAACTTACACCAGAACAATGGGAGCAGGCTGGACGATTAATTGCATCAGGCGTTCCTCGCCAGAAGGTGGCGATCATCTATGATGTTGGTATATCGACACTGTATAAGAAGTTTCCGGTCGGAGATAAATGAAACCGTAGCACGTCGTATGCAAGAAGATCGTGCTGCGGTTTATGCTTATCACTTAAAGACTCAAAAATTAGGTGAGTAACGGACCGGGGACATAGCTCCTTTTTTTCTTAATTCATCTGGTATTTTTTTTCCAAGATAAAGATTTGCTATTTCAGGTGGGGCTTCTCGACCTTCAAAACCATAGCGAGAACTTTGTGTTGCCTCAAAGTCCGGATCCTCGTCCCAGTATTTCATCGTAGGGAAATTTTCACGTGTTGATTTGAGCCATTTATCAGCAATGAAAACCCCTCGAACGATCCCCCTTACAGTAGCAAGAATGACTTCTGCTTGGCTGGCGCGAGAGACATTAATGCGCCAGCTAAATCGAACCGCATCATAAAGCTCTGAATCCTTTGCACTTCTGTTAACGGAAATCATTAATGCTTTATGATGAAATGTTATGGTTTCGGGTTGATATGTTGCTATCAACTCTTTGACATGCGCGGCGCCGAATTCATTGCTGCCAGCACCATTCATGATATTCGTTAACCCAGGGTAGGCATCAATAAGTGCTGCTTCAACTTCGTACGCCGTCTTTTCATCAGTCATTCCGTGTCGATGGATGACATGGATAACCTCAAGTCCTGCTAACCTTATTTCTCTAATTTGCTTTAGCTTGTTGCTCAGTAACTCGTCATCATCAGTCGCTGCCACTTCACCGCGCATATGGGCAAATACGCGGTTACCTTTGCCTTTCCCTACATAGAAGGTGCTTCCGTCCCTAGGATCAATCAATCGGTATACATACCAGCCAAGGTGTTCAATTACTCCAGAAGGAAACTCAGTAATATCCATTTTGCAATATCTGTGAATTATTTGTGAGACGTATATTAATGAACATTGCAAGGGCTCACAACTAGTAGTGTTGAGAAAGCCATCGGGAAAATGAGGCTAACCCTTTGAATTTACATAGCGCAAAAAGATACCTTTCCTCATAATGTGAGCTAATTTTATGTTTCGTTTGATGATCGGGTCGGTCTCGAAAACCGGAGTAGGGGCAACTCTACCGGGGGTTCAAATCCCCCTCTCTCCGCCACTTTATCAATGACTTATCTCCCGACTTCCCGCCTTGCTTTTCCTAAACAGAACAATCGTAGAATATTCTTGAAGGGTTAGATCGTCACTGTTTTCTGTTCGATACTGTGACATTCAGCACTTGATTCGCTATGGATCTGACAGGAAGATTTCGAGCGAAAATCTGCAGTTATTCAGTCGTTTTCTTATCGGTCACCATTATTCTTTTAGACATTGATCCTACAAAGCTGCCGCAAAGTTGGTGGTGGGAACTGAAGTTGCGTAGAGAAGGGGTCAATACCCGGAGGCAAACATGGGCTGGCAAAAGTGTAGCGGTATTAGGCGCAGCTATTTAGCCTAGTTATGTTTTATGAAAACTTGATATCATATAAGTGTCTTACTTATTGGCTGTAAATAAGTTTTTCCTAAGGAATTGTTTCTTGAGTATCATTTGTAACTGTAACGGAATTTATAATCCTTTGCTTTATTGTTACGGTATTTTTTATCACACCCTATTTTTAGTGGTTTTTTATACTGAAGTTTGGCAAAGTGAACTTTATATACATATACTTCATCCTGGTTTCAGTTAAATTGGGTGGATGATATGGCAACTACATGTTCAGTTATATTGATTTTGGAGTCCTTTGATGTTTATTTCGGAAAAGAGAGTGTGTTTCTGGAGAGAGGTTCATCTGTACTTGTCGACTCTAGCTCTAGAGATTTTTTCCTGACATATCCTGAAAGAGTGATAGTGGCGGATTTTGGCGCTGAGTTTATTAGTCGCTATTTGAAAGCTAATAACTTAAGGGATATTTCTGATTGTAGGGAATATCCATCTTATTTAAAAATAAACTTTGCTGACTTCAGTTTAATTAAAGGATTAATTAGTTGGGCTAATCACTGTGCTGAATACATAGAAATTTTTGATGAGTCTATTGCTTTTACATGTCTCTCTGCATTTTCTTCTGAAAAACAATTTGGAGTATTTCTGTTTGGATGTTTGAAAAGCACAGGGGCTAAAGTTAAAACGATTATTCATACGGATTTATCTGCACCATGGCGTCTTAAGGATATATCATCAAGATTATATCTCAGCGAAAGTTTACTAAAGAGGAAATTGAAAGAAGAGGGGGTATCATTCAGTAAGATCATACTTGATGAGAGGATGCAAATGGCTGAATATTTACTCAGCACTCGTTGTTATCCTATTAGTAAAGTAGCTAAGGTCTGTGGTTATGCCAGTGTCTCATACTTTACTTATGTATTTAGACGTTATTTTGGTGTTTCTCCAAGTCAATACTCTCAGAGGAGTTCAGAAAGTAAAATTCTTACTCACCAGGGAATCTGATCATTGTTCTTGCCCCCTTATTTCCAGACAGGGGGTGTATCTTAAGTTAACGTTACCCGCTGACGTCGATATTCTCGCAGAGAGCGATAACCCAACGCACTGTGCGGATGGTTTTCATTGTAATGTTCGATCGCCACTGCAAGATTATGCAATGCCGTTCTTACATTCGGTTTCGGCATGAACGCGATGTAGTCTTCCTTCATCGTTTTCACGAACCTTTCTGCCAT